GCAAAACAAAGTATTTGCGAGATTTACAAGACGAAATTGGTGACGTAATGACTATGATAGAAATTATGAAAATGAGTGGTTTAGTTACTGATGAGCAGATTGCAGATAGAATGGAAATTAAAAAAGAAAAATTAATGAAATGGAGTATGTTGTTCAGTGAAGATTGATTTTGATGTAGATATCGACATGGCTAACAGAGATGACTTCCTCAAGTTAGTTAGTGTTACACCTGCAAGTATTGAAAAGGATGGTAAGTTTACCAAACACAATACTGGTGTTTACTTTCAAAATATTCCAAAGTTTCCACTTGAAGGCTACAGCACAATAGATCATAAACAAGCAGAGGAAGAAGGTTGGTTTAAAGTTGACTTTTTAAACAATCATATTTACAAAGATATAATTGATGAGCAACATTTAGATAGACTTATAGCAACAGAACCAATGTGGGAACTATTTGAACATGAAGAAATTGTTGAACAACTGTTTCATATTAATAATCATTTTGAAATTCTAAAACAGCACCCGCCTAAAACAATTGAACAATTAGCAATGATACTTGCAATGATAAGACCAGGTAAACGTCATTTGGTTGGAAAGGATTGGAAGGATATTGAAAAAGATGTTTGGGTAAAAACTGATGACTACTTCTTTAAACAAAGTCATGCAATGGGTTATGCACTAGCAATTATTGTGCAACTAAATTCTATAGTTGAAAATATTAGTCAGACTTCCTAACTAATTGAATACCTCTTCTTTTTATACGTTTCTTTAAGAGATTTTGTAAAGTTGTCATTGGACCAAACTGATGTGTAACGTCTTTCATTACAAATGTAGTTAGGTAAGGCCGAAATGCTTTCATTTCGTGATGCAGGAAAACATCAATTGGCATAAGCCTATTTGATTCCCACCACCAAGTCTCTCCGAGATCTAATAATGCTTTTGTTTCTTCGATGCTGTTAATTTTTTGTATGTCGTAAAATGTAATTATTGAATTATCATAATTTACAACAATACCAAAGTGTTCCGTTTCGCCATACTTTAAACCAGTTATGAAAGGAAACTTTTCTTGATACTTTTCTTGCATAATGATATTTACCATCTAGAAAGATAAATACTAATACATAAAGGTTATAAAAACATGAGTTATGGAGATCACAGATTATATATTTACGATGACCCAATAGATCTAGTGGTAACTTCTGACGCACTTTATTTGGAAAACAGACCTATGAACAATAGACAATTAAAAGCACATAAAGGATTTAGTAACGAACTTACTTTTAACATTCGCGATAGAGATAGAAAATTGCAAAATGTTTTTAGTGATACTGTTTATGCACACATTTATAATCCTCAAACTAAAAAGAGATTACTTACAAGAAGGTGTGAGGATACAAGTAGTGTTGGCATTATAAAATTATATTTGAATGAAGGTGATTTAACAAATATAGATGCAGGACTTTATAAAATGTATTTAAGTAAAGATTCAGCAGAAACAAAAAATATGCCAATATATTCAAACCAAGATTATGATGTGTCAATGAATATAGAAATACTTGCAGACGGTGTTATAGAACCTATTGCAACGCAAGTTGCAAATGTTTTTACACAGGTAGCAAATACTACTTTGGGTGATAGTGCAAATATTTTTACAACAAATTCTTTATATGGTAATCAAGATAGAAACTTTGCAGACGGCAGACATTCGTTAGCAATATATCCTTCTACTTTTACAGGAAATGTTTTAATACAAGGTAGCATTTTAGAAAATCAACCTAATAATGACGACGCGAGTAAGGACTGGTTTAATATTTCTAATGTTGCATTTTCATCAACAAGCAATGTTAATCATCAAACATTTACAATAAATGCAAATTGGATTAGATGTTTAACTTATCCTACATCAGGTTCAATTACTAAGATTCTTCTAAGAAATTAACTTGACATATTAAATATATCCTGTATAATAAACTTATGGATATAGACTCACTAGTAGAACAGGTGCATCGACTTGTCTTTGATAATTTACCAGTAAAGACAAGCAAAACGCCTAGTGGCTGGACTACATTGGATTGTCCTATGTGTAGTGATACTAGAAAAAGAGGCGGCATAATTACTAGCGGTCCTAAAATTTCATTTAATTGTTTCAACTGCGGATTTAAAACAGGCTGGGCACCTAATCCAACATTAGGCAAAAAATTTAAGGAACTTGTTACAGTATTAGGAGTTGATCAAACTGAACTGCATAAAATACAAGTTGAATTATTAAAGTATGCAGAAATACTAGAACAAGAAGAAACATCAGACTACGTTTATACACTATCTCAATTCAAACCTGTGGACTTACCAGAGTCTGCAATGTCGATAGAAGATTTGCCTGCAGAACATCCTGTAAGGCAATATGCAATTGAAAGGGGACTATATGGTCTATATCCACTGCTATACTTTGATGAAAGTTTATACAAGCAGAGATTAGTAGTTCCCTTTTCATACAATGGCGAACTAGTAGGTTGGACAGCAAGACATATAAATCCACCTACAAAACAAACTGCAAAGTATTTACATAACATGCAAACAGGTTATGTTTTTAATGTAGATAGGTTTGCAGACAGTAAAAGAGAAGTTGTTATTGTAACTGAAGGAGTATTTGATGCAATACTTATAGATGGCGTATCTATACAAGGTAATAGTGTAGGAGCAGAGCAGGCCCATTTAATAAGCAAACTAGGTCAACGAGTAATACTATGTCCAGACAGAGATGATGCAGGTAAAGATCTTATAGAACAAGCATTAGCATTAGATTGGGAGATAAGTTTTCCTCCATGGCATGCAGAAATTAAAGACGCCGCAGATGCCGTTTTAAAATATGGAAGGCTAGCCACAGTATCAAGTATTATTAATCATGCTACTAGCAACAAAATAAAAGCACGAGTAAGGGCAAAAATGTTATGAGAAACATTTATGTAAATGGTTGTAGTTTTTCAAAAGGTCATAAAGAACTTATAGGCCGAGACGGTAAACCATGGCCTGCATATTTTCAAGAAGACAATGTTATAAATGATTCAATGGATGGTGGAAGTTCTTTTAGATCATTGCGTATGTGTATGCAAAGAATTTTTGAAGACATGCCTATAGACATTATGATTTGCCAACTTACATCTCCAGAAAGAGGTGAAGTATTTTTGCAAAAAGATGAATTTGTAAGATGGCACGAGCCTATGTATATAGCATATATGCCACATAGATTTATCCACAAAGAACATCAATTGGAAGTTTTAAAAAGAGAAGGGTTCAATAGAAGACAAGAAAATTTTAAATACTTAAACGAAAAAGGAGAGTCTATTGAGGACAAGTATTATCATAAATTTAAAATTTTTAATGACACAATGCTTACAAATTCAAAAGACAGAGAATTACACATAATAGGATTGTGTAATAATTTAAAACTTTTATGTGAAGCAAAAGGTATAAAGTTACTTTTTACAGCAATGAGTGAGAGATGCATACCAAATGTTAAACATATTACACCATACTTTACAAAACCTATGAGTCATATTGTAGGAGAGCAAGGTCCTTTTATTGAAAGTGAAACAGATTTCCATCCAAACGAAGCAGGACATGAGAAAATTTATAGATATATATTAAGTGAGTTAGAAAAATTATGAGCGATATAAAAACATACAACGAAGAAACGCAAGAACTGTTTTTGAGATTCTTGTTGAGTGATCCAGACTTGTTTGCTAGGTGTCAAAATATTGTTGAGCCTGAATATTTTAATTTAAAATATAGACCAGCAGTAGAACTTTTTAAAAGTCACAGTGAAAAACATAATGCAATTCCAACTCCAGAACAAGTTAGTGCAGTAGCAGGAACAGTATTAGAGCCAATACCAAATGTAACAGTTGATCATCATGACTGGTTTTTATCAGAGTTTGAAACTTTTTGCAGACACAAAGCATTAGAAAAAGCAATTATAGAAAGCACAGACTTGTTAGAGAATCAAGACTATGGCACAGTTGAAAATAAGATAAAAGATGCCAGCCAAGTAGGACTTGTAAAAGATTTAGGTTTAGAATATTTTGAAAATCCAAAGGAGAGATTGGAATGGATAAAGAACCAAGCAGGTGCAGTAAGCACAGGTTGGAAAGCAATAGATCAAAAACTATACGGTGGCTTGAACAGAGGCGAAATCACAATATTCGCAGGAGGCTCAGGTGCAGGTAAGAGTTTATTCTTACAGAATTTTGCAGTAAACTGGGCATTAGCAGGACTAAATGTTGCGTATGTTAGTTTAGAACTTAGTGAACAACTTATTAGTATGCGTCTTGATGCTATGGTAAGTGGTTACAGCACAAAAGAAGTTATGCGTAATATGGATGATGTAGACTTAAAAGTTCGTATGAAAGCCAAAGGTGCTGGTAGATTAAGAGTAAAACAAATGCCAAATGGTGTTAATGCAAATGATTTGAGAGTATTTTTACGTGAATATGAGATACAAAGCGGAGAAAAAGTAGATTGCTTACTTGTTGACTACTTAGATTTGATGATGCCGATAAGTGCAAAAGTCAGTGGCAGTGATTTGTTTATCAAAGACAAATATGTGTCAGAAGAATTGCGTAATTTAGCAACTGAGAGAGACATTTTGCTTGTAACTGCATCGCAGTTGAATAGGGGAGCAGTAGAAGAAATAGAATTTGATCATCATCACATAGCAG